TACCTGTACCGTCTGTGTTCAATTCCAAGTCAGCATTTGTTATGTGTGTAGTGATGTTATTCTGTCTAAAACGAAGTTCTTCAACATACACCGATCCTACACCGTTTGCTTGTACATTAATATCTGCATTTGAAACGTCTGTCGTTATCGTTGCATCGGCACCAAGGAATAGATTGTTCGTCAAGTTCAAATTGGTTGTGGACAGCAAACCTGGAACTTGTACAACCGTTCCACCAATTGTTACCTGTCCTGTTGCATTTGGATTGATGTTAATACCTCCACCTGAATTTGTTGCAATGATACCATTTCCATTGATTGCGATATTGTCAATGTCAAGTTGACCATCTATGGCTACGTTTCCTGTTATGGTCTGTCCAATAGTAGTCATCGCTTTCTTCACATCCACGACACCTGTGCCGTTCGCTGATAATTCAAGATTGGCATTTGAAGAATTTGTTGTTATTGTGTTATCTTTGATCTTAACACCTTCTGCATCTAATTGTCCTGTGATTGTGTGTGTTCCTGTTGTGGCTATGTCTGCTGTGTTCAATGTACCTACCACTGTTGCTTCTGCCAGCATCTTCGTGTGTCCTGTACCACTGCCATCTAGTTCTAGATCTGAGTTTGAGGTGTTGGCTGTGATAGTGTTGTCATTGAGTGTTATCCCATTGATGGCAACAGCACCTGTCATGGTCGCCGCGTTAATCGTTGGGTTGGTTAAAATCTTGTTTGTCAAAGTCTGTGAACCGGTCAGTGTTGCGACTGTCCCGTCTATTGCCATGGTCACTGTGTTGCCCGTACCTGCTGTTGTTATACCGGCGCCACCTGAGAATTGTAAACTTTCAGAATCTAGATCAATCGATAAAGTTGTAGAGTCATCACAAGCGAAATCTAAATCCTGTGCTGTGACCTGTGCGTCAACATAAGTTTTGATTGCACCTTGTGTGGCCAATAGTGTCGCACTCGATCCCAATGCTCCGTTGTCTATGCCTGTGACTGTTGCACCAGTGGCCAAAGCCAAAGATGTTCCTACGGCTAGGGTAGATCCAAGTGTTGTGGCACCGTCTATGTTCACTGTGCCTGTTGTCTGGATGTTGTCTGCTAGTGTGATCTGTGTTGAATCATTGGAACTTACTTGGCTTCCGTTGATTGTGATTGATCCTAAATTTATATTTCCTGTGCCGTTTGGTGTTATTGTGATGTTCCCGTTAGTGACACCTGATGTGATTGCGAAGTTGTTTACGTTTAAATTTGCATCAAGTGTGTTGATGTCATTATCTGTACCGTATAATTCTACGAAGTTGTCGTTTATCTTGTCGAATGCTGTTCTTAATGGATCGCCTGTGCCGTCATTTGCACTTGATCCTATTTGTACGTGTTGTCTAGCCATAGTTTGTTAAATCCTTGTTATGCTATTATTTATTTTAAATTTTGTAAACCTAATGTAATTATTACAGGTCAATGAGTATTCTCTGGAACTTGAATACAGTGCTATTATTACTGACATTTGTCGTTAGTAATCTCACATTACCATCATCTATATCTGCTGTGAACGTACACAGTGGTGCAGTGTAAGAAGTTGTTGAACCAAAAACTGTCAGGTATGCCTCTATGGTACTGTCAGCACTTGGTCCATGTATCAAGTTGGCCTCTACCATCTCGAACCTACTGTTGGCCGCATCTGATATGGATATGTAATATTTCGCACCTCTGTATGTGCCGGATACGAAACTGTCAACGACAGTAGTGGTAGATGAAGCAACAGTTGTTGTGCTATCACTTATTTCCGAATGACTCAACGTTGGTGTTACGGTCACGAAGCTCAATACGCCGGAACCATTAGTTTTTAATTCTTGGTTTGCACTTCCATCTGACGTTGGAAATGTAATTCCGTTGATGGAAACTGTTCCTGTACCGTTGCCTGAAAGTTCTAGATCGGCGTTTGATTCATTTGCCGATACTGTGTTGTCCTTTATCATCACACCATCTAGAGTTGCACTTGTATTCGCCGTCACTGTTGTGAACGTTCCTGCCGCTGGTGTCGTGGCACCTATTGTTGTGTTGTCTATTGCACCGCCATTTACGTCTGCTTTTGCTATCACAATACTTCCTGTGCCTGACGCAGTCAATTTAAGGTCGGAGTTTGATACTGTGGTTTTGATTTCGTTGTCAGTGATGTTGATGTTTGAATCAACTGTGAGGCTGTCCATTGTGACTATACCTGTTCCGCTTGGAGTCAACACAAGATCGTCATTGGATCTTGTTGCTCTGATTTCATTTCCACTCAATTGGATGCCATCATCAAAAAGTGATGAAGCGTATATCTCCGTGAACATGGTGTTCACGTTCTGCATGGCCGCACGTAAAGTATCACCTGTACCGTCGTTAGCGTTTGATCCTACGTTTAAGTTTATCCTTGCCATATTATACCTTTATTGGTCTCCTTACAAATTTTACAACTTGGTTGTTATCGTTATTTACTTGACCTAGCAGTCTAACATTACCGCTGTTTATATCAGCAGATATGTCAAGTGTGTCATAGACAGATGCTCCATCTCCTGCTCCGTTGTCCACACCGCCAAACACACTGACGTATGCGTTTGTGCCATCGTGTGTGACGTTGGCCTCTATCAATCTGAATCTGTTATCTGTGCTGTCTGAAATTTGTATGTGGTATTTCGCACTTCTGTATGTTGCCACTGCGAAAGTGTCCATAACCTGCACGGCAGATGAAGCACCCGATATGGTTGCTGTACCGTCAGTCAATTCGGCTACTTCGAATGACATGTCTCTACGGAAGAAAGATAGTTGTCCGCTTCCGTTGGTTCGCAATACTTGATTCGAAGCAAGTGCATTATCGGTAGTTGGAAATTTTATCCCCTCAAAAGATACTGTGCCTGTGCCATTACCTGAAATTTCTAGGTTGGCGTTTGATGAGTTGGCAGACATTGTGTTGTCTGTGATTGTGACGCCGTCCAGTGTTGAAGAACCTGTTACTGCTAGTGTTGTGAATGCACCAGATGATGCAGTCGAGGCCCCAATGATAGTACCGTCTATGGTTCCAGAGTTGACATCTATCTTCTCTGCCACTACAGAACCTGTGCCATTCGCATTCATGACAAGATCCGCGTTAGATGTGTTGACCTTGATGTCGTTGTCCGATATGTTCACTGTTGAATCTATTGTTATCTCAGGTGCTGTCACTGTTCCTGTTCCGCTGGCACTGAGTTCTAGGTCAGCATTTGTCTGTGTGCCTTTCACTTGATTGCCTGAGAACTCCAAGTGACTAAGAACTAGGTGAGGTCTTGCATAGACTTCTGTGAAATTGTTGTTGATCTTTACTCCGGAACCTCTGACAGTGTCGCCTGTGCCATCATCGGCCTGTAATCCAATATTGATTATTTCCTGTGCCATCTCAAACGCTTACCTTTTATTAGACGCTTACTTTGACTGCTGTACCGTCTCTCCATAATCTTCCTGCGACCCCTGGGTCGGAAGTTGGAAGTGCTGTGAAGTCTATCTGTGCGCCTGTTACTTTTAAATTTCCATTTACATCAACCGCTTCTGCTATTGATATTTTTGTTGAGTCATCTGAACTAATTGTAGTACCATTTACTTTAAGAGCACCTACAACAATGTTTCCTGATCCATTGGCACTCAGTGTTAAATTTGCATTGGTAGTAATAGGTGTAATTGTACTGTTGTTGACCTGTAATTGATCTATCTCAACAACACCTGCACCGTTCGGTTGAACCTTTACATTACCATTAGTTACACTGGTTGTCAACAATCCTGTGTCACCATCACCTACAAGTGAAAACACCTCTTCAAAATTGGTGTTGATCTTCGTCATAGCGGTACGTAAAGTATCGCCTGTTGCTGGATTTCCTACTGCTCCTGTGTCTATGTTTAATCTTGCCATAATATGATACTCGTATTTATTAAATACTAATATGTTCATAGAAACCCTTAAAACAATGAGATTGTATAAAAGGGAGAGTAAATTGGGCACAATGCATACCTTTCACAGGAAGAACCTTATCTATGTGTTCAAATGCGATGCCTGTTCAGAGACATTCATGAGGCCCAAAAGCAAGGTCGATCCGAATCGTGCTTCGAATGATTACAAGCATGTCTGTAAAGGTTGCGATTCCAAGAAGTTCGCACAGAAGGTTGGTGTGAAGATGCGTAAAGTCTACAAACTTGATGCTAGTAGCACAGTAACCCTATAGGGTTTTCCACTTGATATCATCCCTGGCTCCAGAGATCCATCTCTGCAGGTCAGCGTATATCCCACACTTTATATTTGGTTGATCGAAGTACCACCTCAGGAACGGGTTGCCTTCCAGGTATTCTCTCCTGTTGATGAAATGGAAGTTGGTATCTGGAAACTTCCTAAAGGTTTGTCTGAGTTGATACATCCATTCATACTTGAGATATGCCTTCATGCTTTCTCGTCCTGGATAGTTGTTAGAGCTCTTGTATATGTTGTTCTGTATCCTGCTGGGAGTTTCCATTTCCCATTGTCTAGCACCCATTATGTCAAACGCCAGTATCATTATGTTTTTCACACCAGATTCGGCGGCCAACAATACAGCGGAACATCCTGAGCCTTTGGCCCTGCTGAAGTCATTGGTTTTTATCTTGCCACCTTTCTTGATGTCACCACCCCTCCACACTCTGTATATCTTGAGTCCTTCTGGAACATCTGTTTCATCATCACCATCACAGATGTAATCCCATTCTGAAATATTATCTCTTCCGTGTATCTGTGGAGATTCCTTTCCGTTGTTGTGCCATGTCGCCAGTTCCTCATACATGGGAGGATTCACTGCCACTATGTGATCACACAGCATAGGGTGGTCTCGGTATATGGCGTTGCAACCATATATCACACCTTTGCCTTTTAAGTTTTCTATTGGAAATATGTTTCTTGACTCACCATTGCCTACTATGAATGCTGTGTCCATTACACCCCGAATGATTCTCCACAACCACACCCACTAGATGCATTAGGATTGGTTATTTCAAATTGAGAACCAAAGGTCTCTTCGATCCAGTCAATCTTGGTTCCTGCCACGTACAGCATTGAAGTCTCGTCTACAACGAAACGTCCTGTATGCCAGTCTTCCACGTGGTCATCTTTGTTTATAGATTCTTTTGTGTCTGCAAATCCCCACTCGTACTTGAAACCTGCACATCCGCCTCCCTGTACTGCTAAACTTACAGCATACTTTCCAGGATTCTTAGACAGCAGTTTCTCTATCTGGTTTTTGGCTTCGTCTGTGATTTCGAACCACTTTTGATTTTCGTAACCTTCCATACTATTAATTATCTACTTCTCTCCCCCATGTTATTAACTCCGATGGCCAACCAAAATCTTGTGGCATCTCTTTTGTATTGGAAACTCATGTAACTGTCTTGGTCCTCCCAGTTATGGCGCATAGGATCATAAAGATCAGTAGGTCCGTCGAACCACCAACCCCATTTGCCTTCGCAGTTCACCTGGCACCATTCTATGCAGTCACCCATTATACCGTTGGAGTTCATGTCTATGTTGAATCGGAATTTTTTCTGGTAGCCACAGTCCTCAGGTATGTCTGACAGTTCAGGTTTGATCCTTTTCACATCCACTTTGCCGAAACTTTTCATTTCCAGTTGTCCTCCACGAACTTGTCTGCACATTCCATAGGATTGGGTGAGCCATGGAACACTGCCACCCTGTTGTCCTTTTCTATCTTGGCCGGCGTTCTGAACCATTTCTTGCCTTCCTTGGTCAGCAGTTTGGTATCTTTCAGTCCTACCATCTCCCACTTGTATGATCTTATCCATTCATCTGGCCACCAATTGATATCGTTCTTGGCCCTCTTGGTTATCCAATCTTGGTCTTCA